TAACGGTTTCGGGCTTGGCGAAGTGGCTGAACCCGAACTTAAATAGAATTACTAAACTTTAAAATTAAAAACAAATGATTGATAGAATTACTGAACAGCCATTTTGCCAAACCCGTGTTAGTGGCAGTACTTTTGTGAACGCTGATTGCTTTGATGTTTTTCCTTTTATTGAGGATAAATCAATTGATGCTATTATTTGCGATTTGCCTTATGGGACTACTCAAAACAAGTGGGACAGTATTTTACCATTAGACAAACTTTGGAACGAATACAAGCGGATAATTAAAGATAACGGCGCAATTATACTTTTTGCTCAAACGCCATTTGATAAAGTATTAGGGGCTTCTAATTTACCAATGCTAAAATATGAGTGGATATGGAGAAAAAGCAGACCAACTGGACACTTAAATGCTAATAAGATGCCAATGAAAGCACACGAAAATATTTTAGTGTTTTACAAAAAAACACCAATATTTAATAAACAAATGACTATTGGAAAACCTAACCACGTAAAGGATGGCAGTATTAGAAAATCAAAGGCAACTAACAATAATTACGGACACTTTGAAAACGTGGTACAGAAAGCTACAGAATTAAAAAATCCTGTAACGGTTATTGAATTTTCACAACAAGACCCAAATAAGATTGAACACCCAACACAAAAACCTATTGCTTTGATGGAATACCTTGTTAAAACCTACACAAACGAAGGAGATATGGTGCTTGATAATACAATGGGTTCGGGAACAACAAATTTGGCTTGTATCAAATTAAACCGTAAATCAATAGGAATAGAAAAGGAAAAACAATATTACGATATTGCTGTACGGAGGGCTTCTGAGTATTGCCACTAACAATATATTGGCTCAACTAACTTATGCAATACATTGAAAATAAAATAACTAGAAGATTCAAAATTTATACAAACATAGTTTGTTTAAACGACGGTTATTTATACCAATTAGAGCATTGCCCAAAGAAAAGAACAAAAGTTTTCCGGAAGCTAACCTACAACGAAAAACGAAAAGCCTATTACATCAACGGTATATTAGTCACGGTAAAAAGACTTCATAAATTAAAATTCACACCATAAAACATAAAATGATACCATTCGTTAAAGACTCTTACTTCATTAGTAGAAAAAACAACATAATAATAGCAAACCTTATCGATGGAGAGCAAGTACCATTGATAAGGTTAAAGCAAAAATTCATTGATGTTATGATACTTGAAGGCGAAGCTTTGTTATTATAACATATTTTGCAATATAATAACATATTTTGTTACATTTGACTATTAAATACACAAAATGCCAATATGAAAAAAATAAAAATAAAGGATTTAATCCCCGATAACAAAAACAACAATAAGCATACTGCTTACGGTATGGACTTACTGGAAAAATCAATGCGAAAAGTTGGAATTATTGAAAGCATTACAGTTTCTAATGATAACAAAATCATATCTGGAAATGCAAGGCATGAAAAAGCCGGACAATTATTTGATACTGAGGCGATCGTTATTGAAACCGATGGAACTCAACCAATAATATTAAAACGCACCGATATTGAAAGCGATACCAAGCAATTTTATGAAGCTTCAATTCTTGCCAATACCACTTCAAATAAGAATATTGATTTCGATAATGACGTTATTGAAGAGTTGGCCTTGGAGTACGATTTAAATATTGAGGAGCTGGGGTTGGATATTTCAGAAATTGATTGTTTTTTAGAAGCAACCGAAGATGACTTTGATACAACACCACCTGAAATACCGATTACTGTTTTAGGTGATTTATACGAGATTGGAGAACATAGGTTGCTTTGTGGGGATAGCACTTGTAGTGATACGGTTGCAAAGCTAATGAATGGTAATAAAGCGGATATGGTTTTTACTGACCCGCCTTATGGAGTTTCTTATGAAGGTGGTCATAATAAGAAAAAACGTAAAGGAATAGAAAATGACAATCTTCAAGGTCAAGACTTAACTGACTTGTTTTATGAATCACTAATGAACGCAGATTTATTCTCTAAAGATTATTCAGCTTTTTATATTTGGTATTCTACAAATAAATCAGTTGAAACTTTTGCATCTTTTAGTAGATTAAATTTATCAGTAAGAGCAGTCATTGCGTGGTATAAAGTCAAAAGTGGTTTAGGTTCTTTTATGAGCCAATACATTCCAAATTTTGAGCCTTGCATATATGCCTTTAAAAGTGGAAAAAGTCCACAATGGTTTGGTGCATCAGATGAGAAATCAGTATGGGAGTTAAAAAAGGATTCAAGAAATGAATACCACCCAACTCAAAAGCCAATTGAGCTTCCATCAAGGGCAATAGAAAATAGCAGTAAATTAAAAGATATTATTTACGATTGCTTTCTCGGTTCAGGCTCAACAATGGTAGCATCACATCAATTAAAAAGGAAATGCTACGGGATGGAACTCGATCCTAAATACTGCGATGTAATAGTAAAGCGAATGATTAAACTTGATGATACTTTAACCGTTAAAAGAAACGGAGTTGATTGTACTAACGAATTTAAAGCGTAAGCAAACAAATGGCTAAAACTCAAAACGGACTTAAAAAGACTATAAGCGAGCCCCAGTTAGTACTGGAGTTAAAAAAGCTATTCGAATCAGGCAACACATCAAAAACGAACTCATACGAACTTTTGCGAACTAAATACAGAATTGCAAAAAATAGATGTTTAAGGGCATTCGATATAGCTTTAAATGAGTGGCAAGAAATAAAAAATAAAACCACGGCCGAGAGTATTGAAGCTAATCAAAAAGAAGTTCTTAAAACGGCTAATTTAACAAAAATCGACAGAATACTTATCGCTGAGGAAATCGCCATCGGAAAACCAAAAAAAATAGGAAATGACGTAATTATTATTTCACCAATGGAAAGGCTAAGAGCTTTAGATTACTTAGCCAAAATACATTCAGACTACGCTCCAACTAGAACCGATATTACTACAAACGGACAATCAATTAGTTCCCCAGAAGATCGAGAATCCAGAATCCAAGCCTTAATCGAAAAATTCAACAGCTCAAAATAATTTTGCTTTTTTAATAACATATTTTGCAACTAAATAATAAAATATGTTATATTTGGAAAGATTATAAAAAGCTCCACATGTTAGCGTGGAGTTTTTTTAATGGGGAAGTAGCTCAGTTGGTTAGAGCCAAAGAAAAGCTGTTAGGATATGCGCAGTCTGTAGGTTGAGAGCCGAAAAGCAGTAATAAGGGTCAGCGGTTCGAGTCCGTTCTTCTCCACAACCCTTTAAAACTGAGAAGCCGAATTCGAGTATCTTACGTGAAACTGACAGGAAAAGTAATATAACCTGTGACATCTTGGAAAGTATAGAGATAGGACAAGACCGACGGGAGTAAATTCACTAAACGGAAAAAGAATTCTGACAGCTGGAAAGACAGCAAATGGAAATAATGGTAAATGTGGTTAAATCAGCAGTCTGTAAAACTGTCGCCTTTGGCTTTGTAGGTTCGATTCCTTCTATTTCCACCAAGCAAGACTAATACGTTAAAGAAAATCAGCCACGGGTATTAGTAATGGTTGCAGGCTGGACGAAATGCTATCGTTTTGAAGTGGCTTAATACATAAGTCGAACAAGCATAAAAAATAGGACAGCTCGGAAAGACGAGCAACACCGCAAGATAGAGCAGTTGGTAGCTCGATGGACTCATAATCCATAGGTCGCTGGTTCGAATCCAGCTCTTGCTACTAAGCAAAACAATATGGTAACAATTATTGAAAACAAGATTTTTGTAAACGGAAAAGAAACAGTCAATCCTGAATTAATTGGTTTGGCTGTTTTAGATTTTATTGAAAATAGAGGTATTAAAAATCCTATTCAAATACAATCTGAGTTAAGTCAAGACGAATTGAGGGAGAAGTTTTTCAATCACTTAAAAGAAAACAATTTGCGCCACACACATGAGCGTAAAACATTAATCGAGTTAGCATTTACAATCAATCCATTTAAGCCAACAGAATTGGTTAAGCGAGCCACCGAACTTAGAATAGCACAAGCGAGCTGCTACAATTTTATTCAGATGTGTGTCGATGCTGGAGTAGTAGAAATTCAACCTAGAAAATACTTTTTTAAATGAAATCATATTCAGAAAATCAAATCGAGCTTATCAAGCTAAAAGCAATTCAAGATTATTTATTAGACCATGGCTCTAATGATGAAGTAATCAATGATGCAATCAAAGAAGTCAATAACAAGATTTTAGAATCACAAAAAGAACGTAATAAATAACTATGGAAATAGCAGGAACAGTTCACCATATTGGCGACGTTGAATCAATAGGAAATAACGGATTCACCAAAAGACTATTAGTAGTAAAAACTAATGAGCAATACCCTCAGTTCATTCCTATTGACTTTGTAAAAGAGAAAATAAGTTTAATTGAATTTACAAAGATTAATCAATCCGTAAAAGTTCAAGTCAACCTAAGAGGCAACGAAAACAACGGAAGGTATTATTTGAATTTGCAAGGCTGGAAAATAGAGTAAATAAATGCTTACAGATGCTGAAATATCCGAATTAGAAACCCTTTTGAAAGAAAGGGATATTGATATTTCACGCAAAAGGCTTTGTGATTTTGACGAAAATACTAATCCTAATTACGCTCTTCTTCATAACTCAATAAAGGACCAGAAATACGAAAAAGATAAAAACGGAATCGATGTTCTTGTTTCTGGTTATCGAGGTGCTGCACTTGAAGGTTCCTCTCGTTCTGGTAAAACTTGGAGCGGTGTTGATATAATTATTTGGCTTTGTCTTTACTACGAGCCTAATGGCTGTACAATCAATATTTATCGTGAAACCTACAATGAGTTCAAAACTACTCTTTATGATGATTTTAAGCGTAGGCTTGATGATTATGCTTTGCCAAATCATTTTCATAATGCGCAAGAAGTAAAGAGTTTTAAGATTGGTAAAAGTCGCATTTACTTTCTTGGTGATGGGAAACACGGTGGAGGTTGTGATTATGCTTTCTTCAATGAAATGATGTTTATTAGTCAATCTGTTTTTGACCAAACAGAAATGCGTTGTCGAAAATTTTGGTGGGCAGATTACAATCCATCAGTTACCGATCATTGGTTTTTTGATAAAGTGCTTTCACGTCCTGATGTTGCTTTTCTTAGAACTACCTATATTGATAATAAATTCATTTCTGCACAGGAGAGAAATAAAATTCTTTCTTATGATCCTTGGTTGCCTGGTTCCTACATTGTCAAGAATAGCGTTATCATGTGTTACAATAAATTAACTGGAAAAGTCGAGCCTGTAACATCTACCAATCAACCGCCACCACATCCAACAAATATACAGAATGGTACTGCAGATGAATTCATGCACAAAGTCTATGCACTAGGATTACGAGGCGCTATGAAAGGCGTTATTTTCCCATACGTGGAATGGATTGATAAATGGCCAGAAGATAAAGCTGCGATATATCCAAATGACTTTGGGTTTACAACTGATCCAAACGTACTTGGAAGATATGCAGAGGACGAGAACAATATTTGGATTGAACCATTGTGTTATGAACCGATAGAAACTCCAGATGCTTTAGCTTCATTAATGGAAGAGCTAGGAATTGATAAAGCTAAAGATATCATTCCTTGTGATTCATCCGATAAGTACACTGGTGAGAATAAAGGAACCGTTGAAATGGTTAAGGGCTTACGTCAGCGTGGCTATGTAAATGCTTATAAAATTAGCAAAACTAAGTCGGTGATGTATTGGTTGAATTCGATGAAAACTAAAAAGATTCACATCATTAAAAACCACCTATACCAACAAGCTCTTAAGGAGCAACAAAACTATAGAATGAAAGAAATCAATGGAATTGCAATTAATCAACCTATTGATAAATTCAATCACATCTGGGATATGGCACGTTATGGCCACATCGCTCACAATTCAAAATCACAAATATTTACAACTGAAGAGGAAATCATTAAATCAATTAACTATTAGAAAACATGGAAGAATTATTATTAAAATTAGCTACAGAAGCCGATAAGGTTATTGCTGCAATCAGAGAAAAATCGAAAGACAATGCTAAAATTATTGAATTTCAAAAGGAGTACAAAGAGAATGAACGAACCATTAGACCAACGCAAGTAGGTAACATTCAGAAGGACAAAACCGTTGGAACAGGTGAAAAGGCTAAATTGGTAAAAGCGGTTCGTATTCCTATCAAATTTGCAAAAAAGATTGTCACTACTGCAACGGCTTTTGAAGTTGGTAAACCGGTTACATTAGTTGCATCAGAAGAAAACAACTTATCAAAACTATTCAGTCAACTATGGAAATCGAATAGAATTGATAGTAAAATTACTGAATTGGTAAGGTTAAAAAAGGCTGAAACACAAGGCGCAATTCAATTTTATATATCAGATCTAAAGACAGAATCTATACTGAATAAAATTCTAGTTAAGATTGGACTTAAAGCTCAAGCAAAGGAGATTAAATCCAAAATATTGAACAATACCGATGGTATTATGACGCCTTACTTTGATTCAACAGGTAATATGATTCTTTTCATGTGGGAATATAAGGCCAAGGATTCTGTTTCTGGAAAAGAATTAAATCACGTTGAGATTTGGGATGCTGAAAAATACCATTACTTGAATGATAGTTCTGGTAAAATGGATTATGCTATCACTCTAAAAGCAAATCCATTGCCTCATGGTTTTGATAGAATTCCAATTGTTTACGTTAGCCAAGAACAGCCTGAATGGTTTGATGTGAAAGAATTGATTGATAGAATTGAAGTATCACTTTCTAAGTTGGGAGCCTCAAATGATTATAGTGCCTATCCATTACTTCAAATATTTGGTGAAGTTGCTTCCTTTCCAGATAAAGACGAAAGTGGAAAAGTGCTGCAATTTCCAATGAAGAAAGATGATGATGGAAAATATGTAAATGGCAAAGCCGAATTTTTGACAGCTTCTAATGCTGTTGAATCTGCAAAGCTAGAGCTCGAAATGCTAAAAGGATTAGTATATTCAATATCTCACACTCCAGATCTATCATTTGATAACGTTAAAGGTCTAGGGACCATATCAGGAGTGGCTTTGAAACTTATATTTTTAGATGCAGTGATAAAAGCTACAATTAATCAGGGTGAAAATACATCGATGATTGAAAGGATTATTAATGTTATGCTTTCTGGAATTGTTAAAACAACCAATACAAGTTTATCTGGAGAAGCTCAAGCATTGTATTATGATATCATTTTCAATTCAATTATTCCTGATGATGTTCAAACGGCTACAGATATTATTGTTAAGTTAAAAGAAGCTGGATTGCTTTCTTCTCAAACTGCTATTAAGTTGCTTGATTTAGTTGAGAATCCAGTTGCTGAATTAGAGTTGATTAAAGCAGAAGCACCAGCACCAACTAATCCTGTTGTATAATGAAAAAAATAAAACAATTTTTCACGTGGCTTTTCTTTCCGATTATACTGCCATTCAGAAAGCGACAACCCAAAATAAAAGCTAAGATTGAGCAAGTAACGGAAAATTATCAGTCGCTAATTGATGAATATAAGTTAATTCAAGAAAAGAAATCAAAGCTTTCAAAATCACAAAGGGATGAAGTAATTCAAAGGGTTTCTTTTCTTGTGATGAAAGGACATATAAAAATCAATAAATAAATCAATAAATTATGAAAAACACGGTATCAAAAGAAGAAATTATGTTTTTAATTATTCAAGGCGAAAACATTCTTGAAAAAGGAGTACTTGAAAAAGCAAAAAGAAAAAGAGACTTAATAATTAGATTATTGGATTACAAACAAATTGAAATATTAGAAAATGGAGTAACAGATGCTGATTTTCTATTAAAGATTGTTATTGAAAATAATGATTCTATCATTAAAAGAGACAAAAGGATTTCATATTTAATTAAAAAAGCAACTCAAGGTAAAACAACACAATCGAGCAAAGAATTAAAGCCAACATCTCATGTAAGACAAATGAATGAAGAGGAGATATTCTTATCAAGAATGGATTATTTTTTAAAAAATGGATGGAGATTTAGTAAAAAATCTTATGACTTTTTAATGTCAATTCACGATTTATATTATTCAGAAAAAAGACTAAGTCAAAATCAAAGAGAATCTTATATAGAAACCGTCAATAAAATAATGTATTCAGACTATACAAGGTAATCTAAAACCAAAAATAAATATTTAAACCACTTCAAATCGAGGTGGTTTTTTTGTTTTCAAAATATATTATTCTTATTTAGACTAAATAAAAATAAAAATATTTACATTTGTTGCTATTAATACATTATTAACTAATAAATTATGTTATGGCAGTAGAAAAATCGAAAGTGATTAGTAGACTTAAGGCTTTGTTTCCTAAGGCTAATCTTTCACAAAAGAGGTTAGACGCATTGGCGGATAAACTTGCGACAAAACCAGCAGACGATGCAGACGAAGCAGCTATTGATTTAGTGATTAATGACTTTAATTCAGTATTGAGTATTGAAGAAATCGCTCGTGAGGACGATAGAGTACGTACTTTAGAATCAAAGGCAAATCCTAATCCACCAGCTCCGCCAAGTCCACCAGCTCCACCAGCACCACCGAAAGGTGATGAAGTGCCAAGTTGGGCTCAAGCAATTTTAGATTCAAATAAAAAGCTTGAAGGTGAATTAGAGGCAATCAAAACTGGTAAAGTGATTGAAACAAAACGTGCAACAGCATCAGAGCTATTTGGAAAATCAGAAGTACTGAAACGTATTCCTGAAACCATTCGTAAGAATTGGGAGAATAGAATTGATGTTAATTCAGAAACTCCTTTCGAGGAGCAAATCCAAGCTTTGGAGACTGAATACAGCGAATTGGTTCAAGTTAGTGCCGATAACAATCAGTATGCACCAGCAGCTGGCGGAGGAAAGGCAGATATTAAAGCCGACGAAGCTGTGGTTGATGCAATAGTTGGTAACATCTAAAAAGAACGTTTAATCTAAAACCTAAAAAGTTATGTCGGGAACTACCGCTAATTTAAACAATGTCGGAGACAACTTTGATACTTCAAATGATAGTATCGTAATTGTTTCAAACTTGGAAACTATTCCAGGTGGAAAGACATTAGACACAACAGGGTTTTCTCCAGCGGTTATTCCAGCTGGTCACCTTGTTATTGAAGAAACTGCAACTGGTGTTTTAAAACCTATGCCTGTTTCGGGAGCTGCTTATGGCTCATTGCCAGCATCACATACCTACAAAGGTGTTGTGGTATCAAGTGTTTTAACTGCAAAACCATTTGTTGCCGTTTTGGTACGTGGAACTGTAAACAAAAACGCTTCAAAATACACTATTTCTAGTGTCCTGTCGGCTGTAAAAACAGCATTACCATTAATCCGTTTTACACAAGACTAAGCCATGAATCAATCATTATTCGTACAGTTTATTGCTTATTTTAAAGCAATCGCAAAAACCATTGAAGAGAGAGTAAATGGTAAGAAAACCGAGTTAACCTACTTGTACAAAGAAATGTTAACCGAAGAACTAAGTGTAGACTTACAGTGGAAAAGTTTAACCGTAAACTCAAACATTGTAGCTGCCGATATCGTGGCATTAGATTCAGCTTTGCCATTGAAAAAAAGAGACTCTTTTGGAACTGCCTCTGGTGATATTCCAAAACTAGGAATGAAATTGCAATTGACTGAAAAGCAAATGTCAGACATCGATGTGTTAAAAGCTAGAAATGTTGAAACATCTGTATTAGTTGATAAAATCTTTCAAGACCAAGTTAAGGCTACAATGGGGGTTCATGAGAAACTTGAATTTATCTTTTTACAAGGTTTATCTACAGGTGTAGGATTAGTTGAAGATGAAAACAATGTTGGAACTGGTGTTCGTGTTGATTACGGATATCTAGCTTCTAATAAGTTTGGAGCTTCTGTACTATGGTCTGATGCCAATGCTAAACCAATTGATGACATTAAACGTGTTATCAAAGTAGCGAAAGCAAAAGGAGATAATATCAAAGTGATCATGATGTCAGATACTACATTTGATAAGTTTGCTGAAAATGCTCAAACTCGTGAGAATTTTGCATTCAGTCAAAACTTTGTAGGAACTAGTATTCCAACTCCAGACATTGAACAAATCAACGCATTAATGCAACGTAAATTCGGTCTTACTATCGTTGTGGTAGATAGAACTGTAACAACTGAGCGTGATGGTGTTAGAACTGTTCATACTCCTTGGGCTACTGACAATGTTATTTTCTTGACTTCATTAAAAGTAGGTAAATTGGCTTATGGTATTTTGGCTGAAGAAACTCGTAAATCACCAAAAGTGATGTATGAAAAATCAGGTTCATTTATTCTATTGAAAAAATGGAGTACTGAGGAGCCTTTTGCTGAATTTACTTCTTCTCAAGCTCTAGCATTGCCAGTTATCAATAACGTTTCTTCTGTTTACTTGTTGAATTGTGAAGAAGCTGCGGTAGATGCTCAAACAGAGGGCAACGCAAACTTAGCTTACAACGGAGATGATTACACAAGAACTTCGGTTATTGCAGCAATCAATTTAGCGACTGGTAAAACAACTGCTAAGTCTACAAATACTGATGCTAAGTTGTTACAATACATCAATGAGTTGTCAGAAGAGCAAATCTTGGTATTTGAAGCTAACATTGTAGCAGCAGTTTAATCATTATGTATTCTGAAGAAACCATAACAGCATTATCCAACAGAATAGGATTTGGAATACCATTAGAGGTAGGCTTCCCCTTTCAAATAGAGGAAGCCAACTCTGTTGGTTCTAATGGTAGAATATTTGTATCATTTCATGAGTTAGTAACACTTGAAAATATATATGCAGCAACAACCGATTTAGGTGAAGGCGCAGAAAGTAAATTCAATAACATATTAACTAGATTTAAGTATCAGGCTACAAAAGAAGTTGTTCCAATGATTATGGATAAAAATTCTAAGTATGATAATTCAGTTGATTACAATCAAACAATTGAAGATAATGCTATTTTATTTGATGATGCGATTGGTTATAGGGTTGCTATGAAAGTGCTTGAATATTTAATGAGCACCAAAGAAAGTAATCTTACAGAAAGAAATGCTAAACTTTCAATATCTAATTTAAAGTTGGAATTGGAAGGATACAAAAATGAAGCTGGAATTGTAGTTGCAACTGGACTTGGTCAAAGATTCAATCAATCAGTAAAAGTGGCAACAGAAAAGATTTTTCCATTTGTGATAACTGTTAATAACGGTAACGCCTGGTAAACTATGAACTACAATAATTATCCACCAATAGGAATTGACAAAAAAATACTAATCATTCAAAATGCTTTGAATAGTCATTTAGGATTTAGTAATGTTGATTTTTATGGTCGTGTTCAAAAAGTAGTTTCAAAGAAACCAAAATCATACACTCCAGAGTTTTATGCTGAATGGCCAAAACGAAAAGAGGTTTATTATGATGGAGTGAATGCACCTGGAGGAAATATCTTTTTTATTGTTGATGATAAAGAAAATTTCAAAAAGAATCAATTTGAAGTTAACGTAAAAGTTGTCTTTATGTTGAACTTAGATAAAATAGTATCAGGAAATACATACTGGCCAGATTCTGAAATTCAGGAAAAATGCTTTAAGCTTTTAAAAAAGCAAGGATCAATTGAAATAACCGGAATTGAAAAAGGTATAGAGAATGTTTTTAATGGCTTTGATACTTCTGGTGTCACTCTCAACGGAATGCAGCCCTATCATACATTTTCAATAAACGGAATTCTAAAATATACATTTAATTGTAACCATTAATAAACAGAAACTATGAGTATAATCGTAGAATGCGCTAAAGATGGCGTAAGTAATAAAAATACTGGAGCTAACGAACAATGCTTGGAGGGTGTAGTGGTTCGCCATACACTTGCAACCAATGATCAGGAGTTTGCATCAGTTGCTTCTGCTAAAACATTAGCAGATTGGAAAACGGATATCAATGCTAAGAAATTAATTCCTCTTTATGAGATTGAAGAATTAGCGGTTGCCGATACTGAAGATACTTTCTTTGAAGGTAACAGTAAGTACAAAACCAAAAACGGAAAGAAAATCAGAACTTTCAATTGTTTCATTGGGCTTTGTTCTCACAATGCTTTGAAATCTTACAACGGTAAGAAGTTAAGAGTTTATGAGCATACAGATGCACAAGAAATCAAAGGAACTACTCCTGATGGTACAAAAGTTAAAGGTCAATTAGTAACAATCACTGTTGGAAAACGTATTGATGCTATGCCTGATAAACCAGCTCATACTCCAGTTACTTTAGAGTATGCTGACTACAATGAGTTCGAAGATTCAGGAGTAATCTTGAAACCAACTTGGAGCCAAATTGAGTTAAACGGTATTTTTGATGTAACACTTGCTTTAGTAAGTGCTTCTGCAACATCTATCAAATTTACAGTTGATGCTGGTTGTGCAGGGGATGTGGTAAGTTCTTTAGAAACCGCTAACATTACTTTGAAAACTGCTTTAGGTGCAGCTGTTACACATTCATTTGTGGCTGCCGATGCTAATGGAGTTTACGAATTGACAGGTACAGGTTTTGTAAACGGCTTAGTTGTTGATTTGAATGGAGTTGTAGCTCAAACAGAGGCTTCTTACGAAAGTACAGCAGCATTGACTGTTTCTGGTATAGCTTAATCTTTTATAACTATGTCAAGGCATACTTATAAGGGAATCACTTTTGCCGAAGGTTGGAGTGGTACATTCGAGCAATTCAAAGAGCAATTTGAGAACACACACGTTTTTAAAGCTCTTGAACCGAAAGACAAACTAGCTGAAATGAAAAAGGTATTCCAAAAGATTACTAAAACAGAACCAGCTGAGGAAGACAAACAATAGTAATTCAAATTTATTGTATAAGAGGACGTAAATCATTAGTGGTTTATAGTCCTCTTTTTTGCTTAAAATCATGGCAAACATTGAAGAACATTTCGCACAAGTCAAAGGAATTAATGAGGCTCTTATTTCAAGAGAACTGTTTGATTTCATCAGATCTATTGAAAGTGATTTTATTGACTTAAACAGAAAGCAATTAAATGAAAAAAGCAAAGACATCTACGGTCAAGCAATAGGTTTTTATTCAAAAGCCACAGAGGTAATTACCAAAGGAAGAAAAAAAGCAGGAGAGCCATTTGATGCAAAAGACACTGGAAGCTTCTTGCAAAAGCTATATGCTAAAATCGAACAAGATAGAGTTGTTTTTGGTTCTACTGATTCAAAGGTTGAATTAATAATGAATTCTGATAACTGGCTTTCTCATGATTTATTTGGGCTTACTGATGATGATTTAAACAAAGTAATAAATGAAAAGGTACTGCCTTTTATGATTGATAATTATAGAAAACACTTAGGATTATGAAAACAGGAATTATAAAAAAATCAGACATTATACATATCAAAAGACAAAAATTGTCAAATGTTATAATGTCAGCTATTGGTAAAAAATTATTGATAGTTAATTTTTTAACATTTAAAAAGTTAGAAAATCAACTTATAGGCTTATTTAATTGGATTGCAAAAAAGCGATTGAATTTTATTTTAAAAAAATAAATTATGATTTACAATTCCCTTAGAAAGCTCCCAATGGTCACCTTTCTTGAAATCATTGATTCTGGGGATATATCTCTTTTATCTGATGAAGAAACAGCTATCGAACAGTTGGTTGAAATTTGGAATGATCTATATGAGAAATATAAATCAAAATACGATTCTCAAAACCACAACAAAGTATTCAATCTATCCAAAGAAATTGATTTTTTAAAGACAAAATATTTTGTAATTAAAAGTTCTGTTGAAGCATTAAAGTTTGATGTAAATCAATCTATTATTGAGTTGTTAAAAGATTACGGATATACTCTTAGGTTAGAAAATTATAATGATGATGTTTTAAGAATTGCCAGAGAAAGTGAAGGAATCATTAATAAAATAAATCAAATCAAAAACAGCTTACCAAAGCAAACCGAAAGTGAAGAAAAGGGAAGTGAAGTTATTATTTCAGTAATGGCAGACTATGCTTCTTTTTTAGGATATGATTTTGATTTCTATACCATATCAGTTGAGAAGTTCGGTGCAATGCAAAATACAGTTAAGCAAAAAGTGGCTTCAATTGAAAAACAAAACTCTAAAAAGAAATAATCATGAGTGGACAAATCACAAGAAAGGATATTATTACAGATGATGCTATATCGTGGGGTAATGATTATGCCAAAATACTAGAAGCTGCAATTTCTAAAAACAAAGAATTTGTTGCAAGTGTAATCGCTATTAATGAGGCGAATTTAAAAATGAGGGGGTCTTCAAACACAAAAGAATTAGCTGAAAATCAAAAGAAAGTTAATGATGAAGCTCAAAAGTCAACAGATATAAATAAAGAGCAAATTGCACTCGAAAGACAGTTGACTTCATTAAAAGAAAAAAATAAACTTGCAACAAGTGAAACGGCAATTGCTATAGCAAAAGAACGTTTAGAAATTGCTAGTAAAAACAAAGAAGTAAAGCAAGGAATCCAAGAAGAAACTAGTGCATACGCAAAACTGAATAATTCAAGAACTCAAGCAAAACAAAAGCTTTTAGATTTAGTTGCTGCTCAAGGATTAGGAACTGCTGAGGTTAAAAAAGCACAGGCCGAATTCGATAAATTAGATAAAAAAGTAAAAGATGCAGATCATTCAACAGGTGATTTTACAAAATCAGTAGGTAATTATCAACAGGCATTTGAAGGAGCGTTGGGTAAACTTACTTCTTTTGGTGGTGGTTTGGGAAATGTCACTCGTCAAGCAATTGGATTTGTTCAATCAGGAAAAGAAATTGGCAAGGAAGTCCAAGGAATAAACGATAAAGTAGTTACTACGGTAAAAGGATTTTTAGGGTTTGGAAATGCAGCAAAAGAAGCGGCAGTTGGTACTGATATATTAACAGCTTCAGAACAGTTAAATATAGCAACTACCGAAGCTGAAATAGTTGCAAATGAAACAGCAACAGTAGCTAGAATTGGATTTGCTCAATCTGGAGCAGGACTTGCAGTGGCAAATGAAGCAATAGCTGTTACGGGAACTCAAGCAACAGTAGCAACAGAATCTTTAGCTGTATCACAAGAAGCCGCTTTGATAACAACATCAGAATTAGCAATAGCTGAAGGCGCAGCTGGAGTAGGAGCAGAAGCGTTAGCTGTTGGTGCCGTTGGAGCTACTGCAGCCACAGAAGGACTAGCAGTTGCAGAAGGTACAGCAGCTGTGGCTACTGGAGTATTAGATGTAGCATTAGGGATACTTCTTGCTCCAGTTACACTGATTGTAGCGGCTCTTGCATTATTAGCCTTAGTTTTTAAAGATTTCAGGCCTTTAATTAATCCTATAAAAGATGCATTTGCAGGGGTTGGAGCTGTAGTTTCCATGTTGAAAGGATTATTTTTAGATTTTGCAACAAATATAAAATCAGTAGGAGATTTAATGAGTAAACTAGGAGATATTATATTACACCCTATAGATAGCTTGACTTCTCTAGGTTCATCGATGAAAGAGACTGCTATTGAAGGAGCAGAATTAAACAAGGCTCAAAGGGAATTGACAGGAGCTATGGCAGATGCAGAAGTTCAATATAAAAATACAGAAAATGCAGTTAAAAGGCTTCAATTACAAGCTAGAAATAGAACTTTAGGAGAAGCGGAAAGAATTAAGCTTCAAGAAAAAGCATTAGAATTAGATAAACAATTGAATGCCGAAAGAAAAAGAAATGCAGATAAAGATGAAGAAAATTTCTTCAAGGAATTAGAACATGCTAAAATATTAAATGAAGTTCAAATAGCAACAATAAAGAATAGTAATACTGCTGAATTAGAAAAAATTAAACTAAAAGGTAAAGTTACTCAAGATGAAATTAATTTTCTTAAACAAGCAGATAATGCCTATTTGAAATCATTTGCATTAAAGAGAGGACTTTCTTTAAAAGAAGTAGATTTTTTAACTAAAGATGCAGACGAGAGAAGAATTGCTACATTAAAAAGTAATTCAAAAGTTACATCTGATCAAATACAGCATTATAGAGAGTTATTAGCAAATAGAGCCGAAAATGAATCTAAAACAATTGCCAGTGAGGAAAAAGCGCAAAATCAAATAAATATGTTAGCAGATAAAGCTGATGCTAAAAGAATAAAAGCCAAAGAAGAAACTGATAAAAAAGCAAAAAAATATGAAGAAGATAGAATTAAAAGACTTGAAGAACTTGTTAAATCTGAATTTGAATTAGAAAAACAAAGGTTGGAAAATACAATTTCAATTAATGAAGAAATTGCAAAAGATACGACGAAATCAGATAGTGAAAGAGTTCAAGCTCTTTATGATAGTCAACAAGCTCAAGAGGATTTACTAATTCAAGCAAAACAAAACGCATTAAAAGTTGAAAAAATAAACAATCAAAAACTGCTAGATTCAGATGGTTTAACAGCAAAAGACAGACAGGATATTGCTACAGCTCACTCTAACAATATTATTAGAATTGAAGAAGACTACTCTAACAAAGTAGTAGATATTAATAAAAAAACTAAAAAAGAAGTAGCTAAAATTAATGCGTTTGATTCTAAATCTTATGAAGATAATATAAAACGCGAAATAGCAACTGTTGAAATTGCTAATAATGAAGAAATTGCAGCAGAAGAAAAACGATTTCAAGATGAATTGGCTTTAGGTTATGCAAATGACAAAGCAAAAGAAGATGCCGCTAAAAAACATGAAAAAAAATTATTTGAAATTAAGAAAGAAGGATTATTAGCAATTACTAGAATTCAATTAGCAAATCTTAGTGCTGAATTAGATGCTTATGAAAAAAAGGCTAAAGAAGATGGTAAAATTACGCAGGAAGAAAGCGATTATATTTTAGCTAAAAGAAAAGAACTTTCTGATTTGTCTGTTAGGTTAATACAGGCTGAAGGAGGAGAATTTACTGAAAATGAAAAAAATAAAACATTATCAGCTAAAGAACAAGCTGAAAAAATACTTGAAATATCTCAACAACTAACGGGAGCTCTTTCTGATTTAGGTAATGCATTTTCACAAGCCAAAATTCAAAAGATAGATGATGAAATTTCTAAAAATAACGAGTTCTATGACAAACAAATTGCTTTAGCTGAAAATGATGCTCGTAAAAAAGACTTTTTGGAGAAAGAAAAAGCCAGAAAAAACGATGCTTTAGAGAAAAAGAAAAGAGAAGCGCAAAGAAAGCAAGCAATATTTGAAAAAGCCGTAACTGTAACTCAAATTGCTCTTAGCACAGCATTAGCTGTTATAAAAGCATATACAGAAGGAGATCCTTACACAAAAGTAGCAAGGTCAATATTAGCTGCAACAACAGGAGCCATTCAATTAGCTGCAGCTTTGGCCACTCCAATTCCTAAATATAAACATGGTCGTAAAGGTGGACCAGCTGAATTAGCAATTGTGGGTGATGGTGGAGTTTCAGAGATTATCACAAGCGGTGATGGATCCAATCCAAGGTTAACTCCAAACGTTCCAACGCTTACCAAGTTAGGAAAAGATGATATCGTTCATAAGTCTATGAGTGACTACGAAAACTATGTAAAGCAATCAATAATTCTAAATTTTAAAAATGAAAACCAAAAAATAAAAGAGTTGAATTCAGGTTTTGAAAATAATTTTAGCAAGGAGCTTTTAGAAGAAATGAAGCGTAATACTAAAGCAATCGAGAAAGGAAAACCAATTATCTTAGGTAGTAAACCTATCGATATTCCTCATTCAATTTGGGCATTTAGAAACATTAACTGGAGAGCGTAATGGGAAATATAAACACATCATTTACAGAAAGAGTTCGATATACTCTATTTCATAAAGAATCGGGTTCATTAATTTTAAAAAATGACCCTCAAGGCTGGAATGAAGACCAAAAGGAAATTACTAGAAACAAAGATTATCATGGAATATTTGCAAGTTTTTCTAATAATTTACGATTTGTTGGAGATGCTAAAGATTTTATAGAATCAGTTTATGATGTTTATGGTATCAATGCTGATATTCGATTAAAAAAAGAAATACTTCATCCTAAAACTGATTTATGGGTTGATGATTATAGCGGATATTTAGACTTGTCCACTAGAGAAGTTCAAGATAATAAATTGTCATGTAAATTTAATTCTGGAGGACTAGAACAAATTCTAAAAGCCAGAGAAAGTGAGCAATTAGAATTAGACAGAGAGACTACATTGGATGGAGTTGTAATTGAGCCTTTGCAGCCAAAAGAATTAACTCTTGAAGGTAGACGTATATTTTTAAAATCACGTTGGGAGACTAAAATAGGTAATAATACAGCCTATATGTCTAACGAAAGTAACGATGGTAATGTAAGAAATCAAACTTGTGGAATACCTATGGAATTGGTTAGCCAATCACATGAGGAAGCTCAAAGTTCGTCTCCAACAAATGGCACAAGGGACAATGGAACTGCTGGTATGTTTTTTATATCAAATTCAGAGGTTGATAGAACTTTTAGGCTTAAGTTTTCATTAAGCTTTAAAGTTCAAAACATAGACCAAAATGAAATGAGTTATGCTTATTTTCAAGTGGCTCTTTCAACGTACGGAGTTGACCCTTATGATACAATTAAAAGAATAGATTTACTTAACATTGAAACAGATGGCAGGGTATTTAGAGCTAATGTTTATAAAACGTATACTATTGATTTTGATGAAGAAATTAAACTACTACAAGGGCAAAGTTTATCATTAGAATTTTATCAATATGTAGATTTTAGAGTAAGCAATCAAGCAAGATTGCGATTCTCTCTATCAAATATAACATGTAAGCTAAGTATAGATGAGAATAGTTATTTTGAACCTACAAAAGCAAAGTTTGTTCTAGTTCATGATATTTTCAGTAGGTTGAGTGAGCTAATTACAAACAGAAAAAATAATTTTCATTCTAAGTATTTTGGCAGAAAAGATTTAGGGTATTCAAAAGATGGACCAGGAGCTTTCTTTGGATTAACTCATGGTTTTTGGGTTCGTGGATTTGATAAACTACCATTGTCAACTGAAGAAAATCCTAATTTGTTCAAACCTATGACAACTTCATTCAGAGATGCTTTTGATTCCTTTAGTGCAATCTGCAATGCTGGATTAGGTATAGAAAGAATTGGATTTTCAGAAAGGATTATAATTGAAGATTTAAAATATTTCTACAATAGAAACGTAACTATTAGGCTGCCAAATCAAGTAAAAAATGTTAAGCGTTCAATAGCTACCGAATATTATTATAGCTCAATAGAATTAGGATATTCAAATGGTGGAGCTTACGAAGAAGCGCAAGGCCTTGATGAATACAATGGAAAAGCAACTTTTACAACTGTAATCACTAGATTAAAGCAAACGTATTCCAAAGTATCGACTTACATAGCTGCTAGTTATGCAAAAGAATTCACTAGAAGAAAACCTTTTTTCAGGTATCCTGATTTAGATACTCAAAGAGACTCTGAAATTTTTGTTATGGACCTGAAAAAAACTCCTATTGGAACCTATGTAGAGAGAAAATGGCAAGATGATTTTCAGAAAGAACCTACTGGGGTATTCTCGCCAGAAACAGCAACCAATTTGAGATTATCTCCTTTTAATTTGCTTTTAAAACATGGTTGGGTAATAGCATCAGGATTGACAAAATACGCTACTGACTATGTAAGATACGGTAGTTCAACAGGAAATCCAAAACTCAAAACTAAGTTAAGAACAGACAATGATTATTTAAATGATACATCGTCCACTCCAGGTAATGGAAACGAATACTCTGATGATGATAAAATAATTAATAGTGAATTAGAACGAGCCAGATACGTTCCAGAGTATGTTGAATTCGAACATATTGTTAATTATGAAATCATGCAACAAATCCAAGGATATACGATTGTATCAGGGGAAAAAATCTACAATGTATATGGATTGGTTGAATTCATAAATGAAAATAGCGAGAAAGAAAAAGGCTTCTTAATGAGTGTAAAGCCAAACGGAAATGGTCAATTTAAATTATTAACTTTTAACAGATAAAAATCATGGCAAGATCAAGTATATTAATAACTTTTAGTGAGGTTCCAAATGTAGATCAACAAATTGTTATCCAAGAATCATTATTAGGTGTTGATTTTTTTCAAACTTTCAAAAGCAGTCGTTTAGCAGCTAGACAGACTAAAATTCCATTGTATAAACCGTCGTTGGATGAGTATTTAGGTTTTATATCTGAAAACTTCAAAGCTGCTTTGAATTTAGACGTGAACAATACTTTAGGATTGTTCACAATAGTTTCTACAAATGGATCAGAAGGTTCAGGAATTGGAACTGTTAGAATTACTGCAGAATATGCCAATGCTAATTTTATATTAGACACAAATAGTACATCGGCAACAATTGAAATTTTTAATGAAGCCACTGTTCCTTCATTTTCATTTACAGATATTTCATTTTCAGAAGCTTCTTCTAATCCTGAAAAAAAGTGCAAAATAAACATCACTACAAATCATTTAGCAACATCAATTTTGTCTCCAATCATTTTTAATGGAAATACTAACAATCCTTTAACAGCTGATTATCTAAGAAAAACAACTTTCAATCTTAAATTGCGTGATGCTAATGGAATTATAATTGAAAGATTCATTACGTTTCCTGATTATTTGGTAGCTGAAAACTTTACTTTAAATATCAATAACTCTCCAACGGGAGCAACGGTTACAATTGAAAAAGTTAATAGTGAAGGACTTGAATTGCAGTACTCTTTAGATAATGAAAACTGGCAAACAGAAAATGTGTTTTCTTCTTTAGGAGTTGATAGTTACACTCTTTACATTAAGGATCAGTTAGGATGGCAAGTTTCAAAAGAATTCATAGTGAATGAATTTGCGATAAATTCTCCATTCTTTTACATTTCAAAATCAAACTCTATTCGATACGCTCAAAGGGTTACTTTTGGCGATGCTGCCAACTACAAAAAAGACGAGAACACATTGAGTTGTGAGGTACTTTCAAAAATTCCTTATAAAGAATTACAGTTGTTTCAAAGTTCAGATGTAGTTAGAAATCAATTCAAATCTAATTATGAAACCAATACCGTTAAAGTGATTAAATCCGATGCGACAGAAGATATTATTTCCGTTGAAAAAAAGACATCGAATATCGGAAATAAAGACAAACGCGATGCTATCAAATTCAATTATGGTAATGGAAAAACTGGCATCTACTTTCAATCGGGAACCGTTTACGACTATGCAACAGATGAGGTTATAGGAACATTTGCGCTCAATGGTTATTTGCCATTTTGGGCAAGTTCTGGAAACTATGTTCAAATTGGATTATCATGGTTCTTGATTGAAGATGTGATTTTTGATGAAAGCCGAAATTGTGAAGCAATAGTAATTTCATCTGAATATACGGGAGTGGATACTGACATTATAGTTGCTTCAATATTCAATTACCAAAATTATGAGGTTTATGAATTTGCAATTGATATGTTGGACTATTTGGACCAAGATATAAGGGTAAAAATTGAAGCAACTGATGATAGTTTTTCAACAATAACCTATTTGTCGGAATTGATAAATATAAAGGTAAAACAAGAAAATACGCTTGAAATCAGATACAAGAATTCAGACAATACTGATATCTATTATCAGACTGGCATCGAATTCAAAATACGTCAGGAATATCAAAAAATAAGTGGCTTTACCGAGCAAAAGTCAGAGGATTACCGAACAGATACGAATGTAGTTTTATTAAATGCCGATATGTACGAAGGTGACGAGTTCTTATTTGAGCCAGTGACCAAAGGAATGATGCATACTATCTTGAGAGCTTTGTCGCATGAAAGTGTTTTCATTAATGAAGTTGGTTATGTAAAAACGGATGCCATCGATGTTGAAGGTCCTTTGGAAGATTCAAACCTCTATGTTATCAAGGCTAAGATGTTGAAAAATGGAAATGTGTATAACAGTCAAGCTAACGGTAATGGAAATCAAATCTATAACGGTGAGAATGTTGAGATACCAGGATTGGTTGATTATGGTGGTGGATTTGTGAGATATTAAAACCCTAGAATTCGAAGGAATTAAAAAAGCCTCTAATTTAGTTTAGAGGCTTTTTTGTTGGAATAGATATTACAATATGTTTTTGAACTTCTAAAATCCTTATTTTTATAAGAGATTCTAAAAAATTTTCAGTATTTAACTCTGATAAAATTTTTTTTTGTTTATTGAATAAAGTTTCAACTTTATTAACTTTTTCTTCAATTTTCATCACTTCACTTTTTTACTTTCCTTTAATTCAAAAACACTTTTTTTAGTAGCATCATCAATGATATTGATGTGTTTATGTTCATGGTAATGTACCGACCTGTCAATGTAAGTATTTCGGTTTTGATTGTCAGGAAACAAAGCACTTCCAATGGCTTTACCTATAAGCCATCCGCCACCAACCAAAACGATGAAAAGTATAATAAAAAAAAGCATAATACAAATTTAGCCAATTAAAACGTAGCATTTTCAAAGCTTTACAAATTATCTTGTTATATTTATTTAGACTAAATAAAAATAGTGTTATTTTTTTCTATCTTTGTTTTAATCAAAAAGATAGAAATGAGTTTATTAAGTCAATTATACGATAAGGTTGTCACTCTAACAGGTAGACTTAATCAGATAGAGGAAAACGCTAAGACAAACGATGAATTTCCAACTCAATCGGAATTAGTTTTATCCTCAAAAATTCGTGTTTCAAATGGTGGAGTTACCGAGGTTATTTCGGTTGAGGATATTGTATTGAAGGCGGTTTCTACTTCACAACCGTACTTAAATAGATTCATTGAAACTACAGGAATTAGTTCTACAGGATTAGGAATTAGTATCAATCCTAATTGGATTTGGATGATTAACGGAATTCGCTACACTAACATAGTTGAGAATTCTTTTGTAAACTATTATAGTGAAACTGGATTTCAAAGAATCGATATAATAGTTGCGACAGAAAGTCAAGATTTCTTATTAATTCATGGTGAAGAAGCTGAGGTAGGAGTAGAGACCCCAGTTGCTCCAGTTTTACCAATTAATGCTCTTTTGGTAACTACTATTCTAGTTGGTGATAACTCTATGGATTCGCCAACGCTTCCAGAGAGCGGATATGATTTCCTAATTTCTACAGATTCAGATAATGCTATAGTACTTGGTTCTGATGGTAAGCTTTGGAGCGGTGGAGGAGGAGGTGGTTCAACTCCAGATGCTACCGAAAGCGTAAAAGGAAAAGCACAAATAGCAACTGAAGCTGAAACTCTAACCGGAACAAATGATAGTAACATTATTACACCTTTAAAACTTAAAGCTTTTTTTGATGACAATGCTTTGGGTTACGCACCAGAAAATGTTGACAACAA